ACGGCTGATAATGTAACTAGCAATCGAGTTTTAGGTTTTGATTATAGTCAAGAATTTAAATACAAGCCTTATTATACAATAGGATCAGAAACTCCTGTAGATGTTAAATACATAAGCCCTACAATATATAACGCTAGTGTTCAACTTGAAGTTGATGATGCTATGCCTGAGAGTGGTTACACGTTTTTAACATCTGGTAAAAATGGAGATAGACTAATTACTTTAGTTGTAGATGGAAAAGATGGAGTGAATATACAAAGTTATACCGTGCCCAATGCAGTTTTAACATCAGAACAGCTAAGTGCCACAGCTGACGGCTCACTCAGATTAACCTTAAATTATGTAGGACATCAATAATGGGAGAAAGTTTATTCTATAACAGAGATGTAAATATTTCTGGAGTTGCGGTTCCAAGTGAACTAAGTGATCTCTCTTTGACTCCTGTTTATGGATCAAAAGTAACCTTTTCATCCGATGTCAATAGTTATATTACTGATGATTTTTACTTTAATTTAGTCCCATTATCTTTAAATAATTTGACAGCACAATTTGATATCAGGTATGATGTTAATGAAACTAATGCTAGAAAGCTAGCAGCTTTCTTAGAGAACCAATCTGGTAATAATCAAATAGAGTTTATAGCAGACACTAGAACTTATAAAACAGTATCTGGATTTTGTAATAACTATGCAGTAAACTTTATTAATAATCAGCACTTTGAGGTTGGGGTTAGTATAAGTGTTGATGGTGCTCCTACTTTATTGAATTGGTCTGGTGGAAATTTTGCTAATGTTCCATTTCAGGGATGGGTTCCATCAAGAAGCTATAAAAAATATGATGTTGTATTTAGCGGGATTAATCAAAACAAGCTTGATAATTTTTATTACTGTTCTGGAGATCATTCTTCTAACGCCGCTAATAGTCCAACAGGAGATTCATCTGCATGGACTCAAAAATTCTTTTTTGAACCAGATATAGGAACTAGTAATGATGTTCGAATCAAATCTGACATACAAAATTTTAAAAACTCATTTAAACAGAGATTAAAAACTAATGATAATATTTCTACTTTTAACATGAGTTATAATTTTACTAACATAAGCGATCATCAGTTAAAATCTATGATTCATTTTTTAGAAAGAAAAGGTGGATATAGAAGGTTTGAACATCAAATTCCCTCTGTATATAATAGACCTAAAGTATATTACTCTCCTTCTTGGAGTCATACTTGGGTGGCTTTTAACTCTAATAATCTTAGCGTAGACCTAGTAGAAGATCCATTAGGAGTAATCCCAACAGGAACATAAAATGGCTACAAATATATTAAATAGCAACAATATCGCTGTATTTGTTAATGATACCAGTCAAGGTTTTTCTACATCGAATCTTGATTGCAAGTTATACATAGCGGTTCAAGATTTTAACTATTCTATACAACTACCAAGGCAAAATTTAAAGCAGTTGGGCAGCCAAGATTTAGCCTCTAGAGACTTTAATTTTCAACCAGATGTTGAATTAGCACTTACATACATACCTGAAATTGGAGGTCAAAATGAAGGGAATAGTCATTTTGTTAAAAATCTTCCGCTTTCAAGCAATCATTTTTTAAATTTTTTCTCTGGGACTTTAGAGAGAAATAATAATTTTTACATAATAATAGATAGGGATCAAGGACATGATATTTATGATAAAATGTCTTTTGATGAAACTGCTATGAATCTTTCTGGACTAGAATGTATAGCTTTTGGCAATTGTTTTCCCACAACATACGGACTAAGTTATTCTATTGGATCTATGCCAGTTGTTTCTACTAATTATATATGCTCTAATGTAGTAACAGAAAAGCTAACTGGAACATCGATGGAGCTACCATCAATAAACTTAGAGAGCGGCAATAATAATAATGTTGGTAGATCTTTATTTGAAATAGGCAAAGATACAGTAGTAAGTCCTAGAGATCCTCTAATAGTAGATCCACTTGGGGCTGATACTTCTGTAACTTTAGAAAACTTAGAAGTTGGTGGACAAAATTTAAGTGGTGTCCACTTTATTCAGTCTTTAGATATGTCAGTAGATTTACCTAGAACCTCCCTATATGGTTTAGGAAATGATTTTGCCTATGGTAGAAAAGCTGAACTACCAGCAAATGGAAGGTTTAGTGTTACATCTTTAGTTTCAGGATTAGATAGCGGTATCATGACTGGTGTATTAGTCAGTGATAAAGATTATAACTTCGAAATAAAGTTTCAGGCAGTAAATAAAGCCAAAAATTTAATATATAAAGTAGAAAATGCTAAACTAGATACCTACAACTATGGTATAGCTGTTAATGATTTTATGACTTTTGATGCACAGTTTAGTTTCAAAATCACAGAAGAAAATGGCTTAAAAATTAGCGGGACCACATACTAGTCGTATTCAATTTTAACATTTTTACTCTCGTATCCACGTTCCTTAATTCTATTAGGATGCTCTGCACCTTTACGTTCCTTAGAGTAATTATCGTAAAACTTTTCTTTTACAGGGTCTAAGCCGCCAGCCTTGTCTGCTCTTTTATGACTAAGTTCAGCCGACAAGTCCATCATGTCACCTATGGTTCCTTTTTTATTATATGTGGCATCAATATATTGCTGCCTATTAAAAGGATCTACAGAACTATCAATGGAAGCGTTTGGTGAAAGAAATACCCTCTTCCACTCAACGCCATCCTCTGAGTAGGTATGCTCTTGGTTCATACCTTGTATAACCTCTCTGTATTCTTTACGATCAGGATGTTTATATACGTAAATAGGCATTATGTTTTTATTTCTATTTCGGTGCTTTCAGCAACAGCTCTTTTAGGCAATGTCAGTTTAAGCAATCCATTTTTAAGAACTGCATCAATATGCTTGTCTGAAACACTATTATTCAAACGCAACCTAAACTTCTGTGATCTGTCTTCGTTTTTAGCATTAACATAGAGAATATCATCGAGGACTTTTATTTTAACATCCTCTTTGCCAAAGCCAGCTAGTTCCAGTTCCATTTTATAAACGTCTCCTGCATCAACAACTGGGTGTTCTGTTTTCATATGATTATCTGTATTAAAAAATGATTCAATTAAGTTCATGCTTATACTTAACATTATTTATGCCATAATTTTATGCATTAATTACAGCTAAAATTTGCTCTATAGTATTAGCGTAGGTCATTTCTTCTGCCAACTTTTGACCCTCTGTGTTAACTTGTCCTGCTTTTTCTTCAGCTTTCTCCATTGCTGCAATAACATTATCTTCGTCCCAAGTATAGAAAGTCCCTTTATTGAAAATTGAATCAGAAGAAAAGAAAACACCATCTTCTGCTGGCATTTCACCAGATGGCTCTACAAGTATTGAATTGTTATCTTTAGCCCAATCCTTGTGTGATGTAGCGTTTAATACAACGCTCCATTTGCCAAGACAAGTAGCGTTGAAAGCTGGTAAGTTCCAACCTTCTCCACCTGATAGTCCAGTTAGATCAATGTCTATTGAATTCAGTAATTCGTTTACCTCCATGTTTTTTTCCAAATGAGGTAAAAAATTTATGTTATTAAAGTTATGGCCCTGAAGTGTCTCCGCTAAAAGAGACTCCATTTGTTGCGGTTGAAAAAAGGGATTCGTGACACAACAAGTCAATTGATATTTATTGTTGTTGCCATATTTTTTCAGCCAAGCACGAATAATTTTTTGGGTATGCTTTCTATTTTCAAACTTACCCATCAATCCAAAATGAATTGTATCTTTTAGGTATGTTTTTTCTGTCCTAAAAAAGTCTTTATCAAAACCAATAGGTATATTCATCGCTAATTCAACGCCAGCTTTTCTAAAATGATCTGCCGCATACTTAGAGCTAAAGATAACTTTGTCTTGAACAAGAGCTATTTGCTTTTCTATTTGTGTAGGTTCGTTGCACTCATAAAAAGTATATAGGTATTGAGATGGATTTTTTCTATTTTCAGAGCCATTTAAATGCCACAACTTTAGAGAGGGAACCGTAGGGTCTATGTAGTCCCACCTTTTATTGATACAATCTTCTATGTATTTCTTAATATCGTCGCTAGGATCGAAAGCATTAAGATTAATTTGATTTAAATCTCCTATAGGCCAGATGCCTAGATCGACATCTAAATTCTGTAACTCCCTTATAAAATTATAAGAGACATTACCAAAGCTTAGATTATTAAGTGGCGCTTCTAATAGTAATTTCATTAGAAGGGAACTTCTTCGTGCTCTGTATTCTCTTGCTTAGATTCCGAATCAGATTTTTTCGATGAGCTTAAAAACTGCAAGTCTTTGCCCCTAATAAAATATTTGCTAAAACTTTTTCCGTCTTTTTCCCAAGAGGACATGCAAAGCTCTCCTTGGACCATAAATTCACGACCCTTTGTTAGATATTTCTCTGCAATTTCTGCTGTCTTATCCCAAAACTCAATGTCAACAAAACACTTTGTTTTTGCATTAGCTGATGAAATACCAGCTCTGAGATTAACAACTTTAGAACCAGACTTAGTATTTCTAACTTCTGGATCTTTGACGAGATATGCTGCTGCTGTTACTGAATTAAACATAATTTATTTCTTTTTTTACTTTCTTTATGAAACGATTGTGGATGTTTATACAACCTTGGATACTCATGTCAAGGCTTTTCGCAATTTTTCTCCAAGGATTTAATTTATTATTATCTACATCATATCTAAGCTCTATGATTTTTTTGATCCTGTCATCATCTTCTTGATCAAGTAGTTCTTGAAACAAGTTAAAGGTTTCTTCTTTATTGATTTGATTTAAGAAACTTTCCGAAAAGGGTTCCTGATATACAGGGATTTCTTCTAAAGAAAATTCATTATTTCTTTTCTTCTTGTTGAGAATATTTAAACATTTCCACTTCGCTTGATTTGCTAAGTATGTAGAAAACTTTGTGTTTTTATCTGGGTTGAAGCTGACTGCGGAGTTGTATATAACATAGTCTTTCTCTTTGACCGCTTGAGTCTTATCCAGAGTGTTTCTAGGAGATGATAAAAATTGGTTCACCATCGTATGATAAATTCCAGAATGTCTGTCTATTAACTCAAGCAAACTTTCTTCATCATTTCGATCTTTGATTTTGTCTATTAATGTTAGATCGCTTTGCACTAGAACCCATCTTAAAAAAGATTTTTGAGTTTTCAACAAAAAAATACATTATTTTATAATATATTTATAAAACGTAATAGTAAACGATAACGTATTGCCTTGCTATGACGTAATAAAAGAAAAAACGTCTTTCAACCGTTTCACGGTAATTGTAATCATGCGCTTTTCAGATGTCAAAACAAAATTTTCACAAATTTTTCCATTGACGATGACACCGATCTGATGTAGGTGTAATGTCCTTTAAGATGATTTTTGAAGAGCAAGTATCAAGGAAGCCTGATCATTACGAGTGGGCGCAGGAGTTCATCGAGGCGATGCACAATGGGTTTTGGACGGACAAAGAATTTAGCTTTAGCAGTGATATTCAGGACTTTAATGTAAACCTTAATGAAAATGAGAGAGAGATGATAATCAGAACTTTATCTGCGATTGGGCAGATAGAGGTCGCTGTCAAGAAATTTTGGAGTAAGTTGGGTGACAACTTGCCTCATCCAAGTTTGACCGACTTAGGTTACGTCATGGCTAACGTAGAGGTAATTCATAATAATGCATATGAAAGACTTCTTAAGGTCTTGGGTTTAGAAGATGTCTTCGAGCAAAATCTTAAGCTTGATTTTATTGAGGGTCGTGTGAAGTATTTAAGGAAGTATACTCATAAATTCTACAAAGATTCTAAGAAGCAGTATGTTTATGCACTAATTCTTTTTACTTTGTTTGTAGAGAACGTCTCTTTGTTTAGTCAGTTCTACATTGTCAATTGGTTTAATAGATACAGGAATGTCCTTAAAGATACAGGGCAACAAGTGAAGTATACCAGAAACGAGGAAAACATTCACGCTCTTGCTGGTATTAAGATCATCAATACCATTAGAAGTGAGCACCCAGAGCTTTTTGATAAAGAGCTTGAGGATAGGATAGCTCATGAAGCACAAGCTGCTTTCGTGGCAGAAAGCAAGATAATTGACTGGATGATCAATGGTTTTAACGAGACAGGTTTAAATGCTAATATTTTAAAAGAGTTCATTAAAAATCGTATCAATGATTCTTTAGAAAAAATCGGGTTTTCTTCTGCGTTCGAAGTTGACACTTCTGCTTTGGAAGATACAATGTGGTTCGAAGAGGAGTTAATGGGCAACAATGCAACAGACTTCTTCCACTCTCGCCCCGTAGAGTATTCTAAAAATTCGCAAACATTTGATGCTGACGATCTTTTTTGATGAAAAAATATAAGTGGCTTAACAAAGACTCCAGAGATTTTTTAAAAAGAGGTTATCTTCAAGCTGGAGAGTCAGCAGAGCAGCGAGGGCATGACATTGCTGTTGCTGCCGAGAAGCTTTTAAAAGTAAAAGGCTTTGCTGAAAAGTTTGAGGATTATCTCTCTAGAGGGTTTTATTCTTTATCGAGTCCTATTTGGGCTAACTTTGGAAGAGAGCGTGGTCTCCCAATATCTTGCAATGGCGTTTATATTGAGGACCGCATGGATGCTATTCTCGACAAACAAGCTGAAGTAGGTATGCAGACCAAACATGGTTCGGGCACATCTGCTTATTTTGGCGCGTTAAGATCTAGGGGTGCAGATATTTCTGCTGGTGGGACATCAAGTGGACCTATTCACTTCATGGAACTTTTTG